TTATTAAAACGCCAATCTAAAGGAGGATTATATGGCAGTATTAGAAGGAAAAGCCTATTGGGCATCAGTAACAACACCAAACACTACGTTTGAACCTGTGTATACAGTGGATGTAGTAGTGGAAGATGATGTTGCTAACAGCTTTGAAGCTCGTGGCTTTAAAGTAAAAGAAATGTCCATCAAGGATGAGAATGGGAGTGCGACACCGATTGGTAGAGCATTAACCATTAAGCGTAAAGTAAACGGGGCAAACGGAAGTGTCCGACCTGCACCTAAACTTTTCGATAAGAATAAAGAACCATTGGATACTATTGTAGGTAATGGCTCGACTGTAAAGATACAGTATAATGAGTGGGAAACTGACAACAAGTATGGTAGCTTCAAGGGATTAGACTTCCAAGCTATGCAGGTACTTGATTTAGTAGCACTTAAATCTCAGGATGGTTCTGAGCTAAACCCTTTCGGGGATGGTGAGGAATTTTAATATGATTATTACTATAAACAATGAAGAAGGAGAAACTTTATTTGATGTAAATAAAATCACAGATGATGCAGTGAAGCAGGAAGCTACTGTTATCGTACAAAAAGTTGGTAATCTACAAATTATCATCGAGGCTTTAGATTTTGCGAGTCGGACACACCGAGGTAACTTAGAAGAGTTACTCAAAGGTAGAGACGAAGCACTAGTCGAAGCCGAAACCCCTGATGTTGACGAAGAAGAAGACTCTTAATTAACATCATATCTCCAACTAAAGGCTATCTATTTCTAGGTAGCCTTTACTTTTTAACAGGAATTAATTATGCAACAGAGTAAGTTTGTAAAATATCATGTGCCTTGTCCACAATGCGAGAGCCATGATGCTGTATCAGTCAATGAAGACGGGTCAGCGAAGTGTTTTAGTTGTGATTCTTTCTTTCCTAAATACTCAACAGGAGTACAGTCTATGGATAAACCTATACCAAAAATCGACAAGCCTTTAAATGCCCATGGTGGCATCTTTGCAAGACTAACCGATAGAAATATCAGCAAAGAAACGGCAGAAAAATACGGAGTTAAAGTTATTTACGATGGTGCAGGGCAATTAGCTCAACATCATTATCCGTTCTACATAAATCATGAGCAGTGTGCTACTAAGATAAGGTACATACGAGACAAACGTTTTTCTTTTGAGGGCACGATACAAGGCTCAGGATTGTTTGGACAGAATCTATTCAAAGAAGGTGGTAAATATCTTACGATTGTAGAGGGTGAGTGTGATGCTATGGCAACCTATGAACTACTAGGTAGTAAGTGGGCAGTCGTATCTATTAAACGAGGAGCAGCTGCTGCTGTAAACGATATCAAGGAGAGCCTTGAGTATGTAGAAAGTTTCGGTACAGTTGTTATTTGTTTTGACAAAGACAAGGCAGGAGAAGAAGCCGCAAAGGCAGTAGCTACTATTATAAAGCCGGGCAAAGCTAAAATAGTAACGCTTCCTAATGGCTACAAAGACCCCAACGATATGCTCAACAAAGGTAGACACTCAGACTTTACAAGAGCTTGGTGGGATGCACAAGTCTATACTCCTAGTGGTATCATTAGGGTAGCAGACAAACAAAAAGATTTCTTAGACCGAACAGAAACAGCTAGTGTTCCTTATCCTTGGGCAGGTTTAAACAAAAAACTTCTAGGCTTAAGAGCAGGTGAGTTGGTTACCTTAACAGGTGGCACTGGGCTAGGTAAATCATCAGTGACTCGTGAGCTAGAACATTGGCTCATCAACAACACCAAAGATAATGTAGGTGTCATTGCCCTTGAAGAAGATTGGAAACGCACAGTAGATGGTATACTTTCTATCGAAGCAAACGACCACTTACATATAGATACTGTTCGTAAAAACTATTCAACAGAACATCTTGGCACTATGTTTAATAAAGTTTTTGGCAGTGACAGGGTATTTATTCATGCTCACTTTGGAGCAAACGACATCGAAGCAATCTTTGCTAAGCTTAGATACTTGATTGTTGGTTGCGATTGCAAGTGGGTAGTGGTCGACCATTTACATATGCTAGTAAGCTCTATGATTGATGGTGATGAACGTAAAGCTATTGACAGTATTATGACTAGGCTTCGTAGTATGGTAGAAGAAACAGGAGCTGGTATAATATTAGTGTCTCACCTTCGTAGAGTCGAGGGTAACAAAGGACATGAGAACGGAGTGACTGTTAGTCTATCTCATCTAAGAGGGTCTAATAGTATTGCACAGTTATCTGACTGCGTGATTGCACTAGAAAGAAATCAACAATCAGATGATGAGTTAGAATCACGAACAACTAACCTCCGTGTTCTTAAGTCTAGGTACACAGGTAATGTTGGTAACGCTACATCCTTGGTATACAATCAAGAGACCGGTAGACTTACCGAGTACGAAGATGTAGAATTATTACATCATAAAACAGCAGAGGACAAGTGTCCTTTCTAGGAGATAAATATGGAATTAGTATTTGATGTCGAAACAAATGGCTTACTATTTGATAGTGTGCAGAAAGTTTTTGATAAAGAACAAAACAAATTTGTTGAGGTTGAGCAACCTGCCGCAACTGTGGTTCATTGCATTGCCGCAATAGACGAGAACGACAAACTGTACACCTTTGACCCTACTCAAATTGATGAGGGGTTAAAGTTTTTAGCTCAAGCAGACACACTGATAGGACACAACATACTTGGGTTTGATTTTCCTGTGATTAAAAAACTACGAGATGTAGAATTGCGTGGAACAAATCAAATTATTGATACTTTAGTTTTATCTAGGCTATCCAACCCTGTTCGAGAGGGTGGTCATAGTATAGAGAAGTGGGGGTATCGTTTAGGTGGAGTGCAGAAACAAGCACATGATGATTGGACAAAGTTTTCTCCTGAGATGTTAAGCCGGTGTGTAACTGACACAAAAATAAATAAAACATTATTTAATTATTTAAAAAAAGAATGTATTGGATTTACAAAAGAATCTATTTTGTTAGAGCACGGAACTACAGAAGTCTTACAAACTCAATATAAAAATGGTTTCTTATTTGACGAGAAAGAAGCAATGTTTTTATTAGGTAATCTTAATAAAAGAAAAAGCGAAGTTGAAAATAAAGTACACGAAACATTCAAACCTAAATGGGTAGCAGTGAAAGAAGTAAAACCTAAAAGAAAAAATGATGGGTGTCTTTCTAAATCAGGGCTAACCGAAGTTGAATACAAATCAATACTACTTACAGGAGATATGAAACCTTTTACAAGGAAAGAACTAAGAGAATTTAATCTTGGTTCTCGTCAGCAGATAGGAGAGTACCTAAAAGATTTTGGTTGGAAGCCTAATAAGTTTACCCCTACAGGGCAACCCATTGTAGATGAGGGAACACTGAACAAAGTAAAACATATAGAAGAAGCACAGCTCATTGCAGAGTTTTTGTTGTTACAGAAACGAGCGGCTCAAGTGTCGTCTTGGGTTGATGCTCTTAAAGAAGACGGTAGAGTTCATGGTTCTGTCATTTGTACTGGTGCTATCACTGGTCGTATGGCACATCGAGGACCAAACATGGCTCAAGTACCTGCTGTTTATAGTCCTTATGGTAAAGAGTGTAGGGCTTGTTGGGTCGTACCAGAGGGGTACAAACTTGTGGGTGTAGATGCAAGTGGACTAGAACTAAGAATGTTGGCACACTACATGGCTGACGAGGAGTACATAAATGAAATTATTAATGGGGACATTCACACAGCTAACCAAAACTTTGCTGGACTTAAATCAAGAGACGAGGCAAAAACTTTCATCTATGCCCTCATTTACGGAGCAGGAGATGAAAAGATTGGAAGCATTGTTGAAGGAAACAGAGCAGAAGGTAAACGATTGCGAGAACGCTTTCTTAGTAGTCTCCCTGCACTTGCAGCTCTTAAAAGCAGAGTTGATACAGCGGCTCAAAGAAAATACCTTAAAGGGTTAGACGGAAGAAAGATATTTTTAAGACATAAACATGCAGCTTTAAATACTTTATTACAAGGAGCAGGAGCTATCCTTATGAAGCAAGCATTAGTTATGTTAGATGATGTGTTAAAGCTTAACGCTATTGACTACAAGTTTGTTGCCAACATCCATGATGAGTGGCAGATAGAAGTCAAGGAGTCTCAAGCAGAATTTACAGGTGAACTTGCTGTTGCTACTATAGTAAAAGCAGGTGAGCATTTTAATCTTCGCTGTCCTATGGATGGTGAATACAAGATAGGAGATAATTGGAGTGAAACCCACTAAAGAAAATCGAAAAAAGTTTGACATTGACCTACAATATGGTACAATACGTGAAGATAAAATAGCAGAAATGCTAACCAATAAAAAGATAGAAGTTAAATCTGAAAAAGATTTATGGCAGAAGTCCGGAAACATATGTATCGAATATGAATCATGGGGTAAGCCATCAGGTATCAGAGCAACCGAAGCTGACTATTGGTTTCACAACTTATGTGTTGGAGAGAATGAATTTTGTACACTGGTTTTTAAAACGGATGTTCTTAGAACAATCGTAGATAAACTAGACACATTTAAAACTGTGTGTGGTGGTGACCATAAAGCAAGTAGAATGTACTTGGTAAACTTACAAAAACTATTCTCGTCTGATGTAATTAAAGCCTTTAAGGAAGCAGAAAAAAATGAAAAAGAATCTAAATAATTTAGTCGGAGATATATACTCACTGTTGGATACCCTTACCGAGGGTAAAGACATAGGTATAACAGAC